AACACCAATAAAATTATCATTAACATTAGATGTATAAGTAAAAATTAATTGAATATTATCAAGTGGTATATAACTATTTGATATAATTAATTTACAATTATCTTTATAATTATTCAGATTAACTAGATAATATAAATAATCTGATGAATAAACATCTACAAGATTAATTATATAATTTGTAGTTGTATATTCTACATTAAAATTATTAACTAATTCATAATTCAAATCAACTTGTTCAATATATATTTCTTTAATATTTGTGTAATCAATTGGTAATGTATAATCAATTGTATAATAACTTCCATCTCGAGTTATATTAATTTTTATTTTATCAGTTTTAGATGTATTTTCTTGTAAGGTATTATATTTTTTAATATTATTAATATTATATTCTATACCAAGATTATTATCTGATGTATTATCAATATATGATGTTGTTGTATTATCATTAATTTTTGTTAATAAGTAAAATTTATTTTCATTTGCTTTACTTCTATATATATTTCTTCCAATAACATTTTTATTATTTGATATTGGTATATTTGTTATTTCAACTAACTTTAATTCAGGTAAATCTATAAATTTAATATAACTCATTTCTGATTCCCCATTAAATGTATAAAATGAAAAACAATAATAATAATAACCATTACTAATATTATCATTAGTTGGATGAAGTGATAAATCTAAATTTTGTGATGTTAAAATAGTATTTGTTAAATCAGGTGTAACAATAATTTTATCACCATAATAATTAATTACGATAAATTTTAATTTTTTATTATCAAATTCTGAACTAATATTAATTGTATTCTGATCAATAATATTATTAATATTAACATTATTATCATTGTTTTTTGTTAATAAATAATATTTTGATGTTGGAAAATCTGGTATACCACTCTGATAAAATGATAATAGTGGAACATATTTTATGTATTCAATATTAATCGTAATATTATCTTTGTTTTTAATAGTTATCCCTGAAAATGATAAATATAAACTATTAAATCCTTGTTCATTCTTTGTATTAATAAAATTAATTTTTGAGTATGAAACTTGTTTATCATTAATTAATAAATTAACAATGCAATTATCATCATAATAATTATCAAATTTAATATCCAATACATTATTATTATATATTACTTTATTAAAATTAAAGTTGGTATATATAGCAGATGTATCATAAATATAATTATATGAATTTTTAATACTTAATTTATTAAAATTATTATTTAATTTATTATTAGTAGTTGTAATCTCAAAAATATTTTCTTTAATTTTTTGAAAGTTATTACCATCAATTGCCCAATTCCCAATAAAACTATTTTTATAAAACATTTCATAAAATGAATTATTAAAATCATTAAAGGTATATAAATTTGCTGGAAAAATAGAATAATACAATGATAAATTACGATTACTATTATTATCAAATAAATTTGAATTTAATTTTATTGAATCATATGTATCCAAATATCTTTTATATAATCTATTAAAAACACTATTTCTCCATAAAATATAAAATGATTTCATTCCTCTAGTTAAATTTTGATTATTAAATTCTAAATTAATAATGTCTAATGAAATTAAACCAAAAATATTTTGTAAATCAACAGGTGTTAAATTGTTTGTTTCATCTGTGCTCAATTTTTCATAATTATTAATTAAATTAGGGTAATTTTCTATCTCTTTATTATATAAATTATCATAACTATCGGATAAATAAAAGTCCTCTGGATTTACACCATCATATTTTGTAATTTTAAAATATTCATTGAAATTCAATTGTTTATTGGGTATTTTATAGAATCGATTAAATATAGTTTTTAATTTAATATATAATGTTTTTTCATCTGAAAAACTAGTTGTTGCAAATGAATTAATAATTTTTAATTCACTTGTTGTATAGGTATTTTTAAATTGATCAAAAATAACGTTTTTAAAGTTTACTAATATACCATAACTATTTTCTTTTGTTAAACTTAAATTTTGATTCCATTCATCAATAAAATTAATGCTATTTAATTTCAAATTAATAATATTATTTTCAGCGACATCATATTTTTCCCAAAATGTAAATAACAAATTAGATGAATATAACATATTTATAAATAATTTGATAATTATAGAATTATATGGTAATACATTGTTTTTATAATTATCAAAATTTAAAAAATTATTAACACAGTAATTATAACTATAATCCATATCAAAATTTTGATTATTTGTTTTTGCATTATTAAAATTATTAATATAATCAAAAAATCTTTCTGTTTCAGTTTTATATATATTAGTATTTGTTTTTGGATCAATAATATTTGTATTAAATGAAAAATCAAAACCCAAAATATTCTTTTTTATAAAATTATCAATAAAATATAAATTAAAAATTCTATATTTAAGAACTGTAAAAAGATTAGTATAAACACTAATTAATGTAATTAGAGCATTTAAAAAGTTAACATCTGTTGATATTGAAATAATATCTAACCAAAATTGTTCCCAATAATTAGAATTAACTCTTAAAACACTAATAATAGATGATATTTCATTCTCTTTAATTTGATAAAAATGCGAGTTATTTAAATCTGACTGAGAAATATATTCTGGGAGTAAATTAGGATGTAATAAACTAGCATCAATATCAAATATTGTTTTGTCAAATGATAATTTAAATAAATTTTCTGGAATTATATACCAATTATTATTATAATAAATAACATAACAATGTAAATTAGCATATGTTACATCTAATTTATTAATATTATATGTACTACTTACTAATTCTTTTGTTGTTATATTTTTAACAATATCAAAATAAGGTATTTCTAATTTAAAATATTGATTATAAAGTAAATCACCGTTCTTCTCTAATATTTTTGATGAATTTTTATTAAATTGTAAATTACCTAGCAATCTTTCATTCTGACATAAAGAAAATGCAGTATATTGTTTGTATACTGTTTTAAAAAATGTAATTTCTGGATTGCCAATGATTGGTGAATCTTGAACACCAGTCATTATTAATTGTATTAATCCACCAGGCATATTAGTTGAAAATAGAAAATAATCTTTAATTATAATTTTTTATATCCTATATATATGAATAACTATTATTTAATAGCAATCATATTAAAAGATTGCGGATACTCTTCTGATGCTGTATCTTTAATTAAAAAATATAATTTACCTTCTAAAATAGTTAATATAACATATGCTGAAAAAGATAAATTTAAATCAGACAAAATAAGTACATTCCCACAAATATATTTAGCTAGAAATGATGCAAAAGGAACATTACTTATTGGAGGTTATCATGATTTAAATGATGTGGTAACAACATTTTATAAAAAAAAAGTTAATAATAATATAGATATATTTATGAAAAAATATAATTGGTCTAGAAAAGGTATACTTAGATTAATTGAATTAATTAATTCTTAAAAACAATATTATTATTTTTAAATACACCTACAAGTTTTGAAGATGTATTATATACATCTCCATCTTCTTTATTTTCATAATAATAAATATTATTATCATATTCTATCTTATTCAAGATTGTATCATTAACTGATTCTGCAAATTGCACAATAGGTATTTTGAAAATTTGCGAAATTTCATTAGATTTTAAATATTTATTTTTTAAAGTATTAAAATCTAAATTTTCACCATTACAAATTGTATGTAATAATAAAATTTTTTCTTGTGCAATATTATTTTGATATTCTTTTTTAATTTCTTTCATTTGTAATTTTAATTTAAGATCTAACTCATTGATTGAATCGACGAAAATATCATGATATTTCTTGGCTTCTTTTTGTTTTTCCATTTTTAGTATATATATTATATATTGAAATATATGGAATATTCAATTTTTATTTTTTTTATTCTAACATTTGATTATAATTTAAAATTATAAGAGTTTATAAATTATAGTGCGATCTACCAATTTCAGATCTACAAATAGGGCATTTATGATTATATTGTGATAAATATGTTTCAATACAATTACTATGAAAATTGTGTAAACAATTTAGTTCTGTTATTGATTCATCTTTTTTCATATTTTCTAAACAAATAGTACAATCTAATTCTAAATTTGTATCTAATATTTTTTTATTAAGACTTTTAATATCTTCATCATTTGTTGTTACTATAACATCTTCAAAAGTATTAGTGTGATTGAGTAAATTATAGACTAGATTTAACATTACAAATGGATTATTAATATCATCTAATGGATTATCTAGTACAACATCATCACTATCAAATAGTTCAGGACTAGGTGCCGGAGTTTCAGTATTATTTACTATATTGTCCGAATTATTAGTGAAGTTAATTATATCTTGAGTACCAATATTATTTATATGAGCATCATAATTATTATTATTATTATTATTATTGAATAAATTTATAATATTATTATACAATATAAATTGATTAACATTTATATTTTCTATTATTTCTAATGATATATCAATATCATAATACATGTAAAAATTAAATAATACTAAATTTATGTTATTTGGTAATGTTGTATAGTTATTATTAATTAAATATAACTTTAATTCTTTTATGATATCTGATTCATTTGTATATATATCTTGCAAAGATAGTCTTAATGCAAATAAATATTCATATATATTATCATTTAACATTATTAAATAATATAATTATTTTTTATATAAAGAGTATTTGGGTTATATTAATAATGAACTTGGATAGTATTAATAATAATTTGTCAATATCTTATTATAAAAGTATTAAAAAAAGTTTAGAAAAATCAAATAATGATTGTGAGTGGTTAAATAATTTAATTATAAGTACAGATGTAGAAAAAAAAGAAGATGTTAAAGAAATAAAAGAATCTAATATTTCTGATAATAATTTATATAAAAAACCATGGATAAAATTAAATCCAATCCATAAAATACTAAAAATAAAAGAATTTGTTAATAATCTTAATATTAAAGATGATGAAGATAAAGAAGTATTAAAGTGTGAACTAATATTATTAATTAAAAATAAAGTTTTAACAAAAAAAGAATGTATAAACTATGACGAAGAAAATGGAAAAATATTACAAATTTATAAATTACAATATCAAAATAATAAATATTTTTATTCGAACGATATATAAACAAATATTACATTTACAATTAATGGACGAAATATTTAATTATGATTGTGATATATTAGATATACAAGATTATGAAGGATTAACAGGATATATTGATTTTATAGAACAAGAAGATGTTATAAGTGATGTTATGAAAGGTACCGATAATCATGGTCGTAATTTTTTAGTTTTCAAATCAAAATTTATTTATTTAGACAAAGAAGAAGAATGTTTTTCTACATTTTTTAAGAGGTACATTGATATTCACGTTTATCATATTTGTGGTCATGGTGGTAATTTAATAATGGAAACTATTGGAGGTATGACATTAGAACAAAGTAATTTTTTAAAAAAGCTACTTTATGAAAAAGTAGTTGACATAGATTTTGATATGATTATTAATTTGAAGTTAAATTGTTATCCATTTTTTAAATTGCGTAATGTTGATAAAACAAAATTGCCGTATCAAGTAAAACTCGGACATTAAATTTATTAATGTTCAAGATTTACTTGATGAAACTTGGACATTAATGTAATTGATTTTATTATAAAACTTTATTGTTTTATAATAAAATTTGAATATAATTTGATTTATAGAATAATTAACTATAATATAAATGTCATTCGGTATTATTGATGAAATTTTTAATAAAACAATTGACTTATTAAAAAACAGGAGTAATTTAGAATATAATGAATTAAATATAATTAAGAATGAAATTTATTATGAGTTACAATCTGAATTTAATGATGTAACAAGAGAAATGGTTGAAGAAATAATTAATAGATTGTACAAACCAAAATATAAAATTAGAAATGTTACATTTGAAAATGGAAAAAACTGTTTTAGGGAGTATGAAGAGACATATCCAGATTTTAAAGTACCAATTAAATATAAGAAATTAGAAGAACAATTTTTAAAATTAAAAAAGTTACCACAGCCTGAACAAAGAACAAAAGCATGGTTTGATTATAGATATAATAGAATTACTGCATCAGATACTGCTGCAGCTATAGATTTAAATCCTTATGAACCTGTTGAATCATTTATTCTAAAAAAGTGTGATCCTGATTTTCCATTTTTAGATAATGCAACTGTATTTCATGGTAAAAAGTATGAACCAACAGCAACAATGATTTATGAACATATTTATAATAATAGAGTGTTTGAATTTGGTGCATTACCATCTGAAAAATATAATTTTTTAGGTGCATCTCCTGATGGTATCTGTTCTAAATATTCATTAGATAATAAATTTTCAGATAGATTAGGAACAATGTTAGAAATAAAATGTCCTGTAACAAGAGAAATTCAGACATCTGGAAAAATAACAGATATTTGTCCATTTTATTATTTTTGTCAGGTTCAACAACAATTAGCATGTTGTGAATTAGATATATGTGATTTTTGGCAATGTAAATTATCTGAATATAAGACAAGAACAGAATATTTAGTTGATAATTGTTCATTATGTAAGAATACAATTGGATTGAAAGCTGAAAAGATTGTAGTTGATAATAAATTAAAGAAAGGTTTAATATTAGAATTTTATCCAAAAAATTTCACTCCTGCATTTGAAGGTGATGAAAGAGAATGGAAAAGTAAATATATTATTCCTAAAAGATTAGATATGAATGAACAAGAATATGATACATGGACACTAAATATGATGAATCAATATAAGGAATTATATCCAGAAATTGATAAACATTACTATTTCAATAAAATTATTTATTGGAAACTTGAGTCATCACATAATTTAGAAATAAAAAGAGATGATGAATTTTTAGATAGTATTATTCCAATATTAAGAGAAACATGGGAGAAAGTAAAATACTATCGAAAAAATCAAAATAAATTAGATGAAATGAGAAGTATTGCAGAGAAAAGAAAGAAATATGTAAGGATCAATACTAATTATACAATAAATAATCAAACAATAACAACAAATAATTATTTATTTTTGGATACAAATTTTGATTGTTCTGTATTATGCCCTGTAAATAAAAAACATGTAGTTAAAAAAGCACCTGTTAAAAAGGAAGAAAATGATGAATGTGATTTTGTTGATTAATTTATTGGATTATATAACCAACAATTATCATATACTAATGTTAGTTGTCCTTTTTTATAATTATTTCTAATATTTTCATTTATTTTTTGATGTTTATTTACAATATTTAGTATTGAACAACATAATGATTGATGAGTAACTAATAATATATTATAATCTTTATCAAAATAGTCAATAAATATTTTTTTTAATATACGTTTTACTCTTTTAACAACACATTCATAATTTTCAGGATATGAAATTTCATTGTGTTTTATAATTGATGTATAAGTAGGATTATAATTAAATATTTCAGCCATATATGTTGGTAATTCAATACCAACAGATTTTTTTGGTATAATATCTTTACTATGAATTTCAGACAATCCATAATCAATATTAACTTTTAAATTTTTTTCTGAAACATATGGATCGATTGTTTGTAATGTTCTAATAAATGGTGATGAAAAAATTAAATCTATATTACATTCATTTAAACTTTTAACTAATTTCTTTGAATTATCTAACCCTTCTTTACTTAATGGAGAAAAGAATGAACAGTCTTGTGTCCTATCTTCGTGTCTCAAAATATATAATTTCATATATTAACTTATATTTTTATTTTTCATGATTTTTTTCCATCATTAATCCACTTAATAATAATAATAAGCCACCAAATACAATTAATATTATTGCAAATGTAAATTGTTTATCTGGTGATGAATTTATATATGGTAAAGGATTTTTTTTTTCTATTAATAAATCTAATATTTTATAAATCATATTTCTAGATATAATCATAATATCTTCAATTGATCTTTCATGTGGTAATTTAGATAATAAAATTTCATCATCTTTACTCATATCAGGATTATATTTTATACCTTTAGTATCTGCATCTTCAAACTCTTTATTAAATTCAACTTGATTAAATTTAACATCTAAATCTCTATTACTTTTATTTGTAGTATTCATTATATATTATATATAAAATAAATTATTATAATCGAATGTAAAAAATTGTTACGATAATTTTAAAATTTTTTACTATTATTTTAGTCTCTAGTATTTTTATTTAAAATATTATAGTTATTAATGGAACAAAATTATAAACAAAAGTATTTAAAATATAAAGCAAAATATCAACAAAGTAAACAACAAGATGGTGGAGTTTACATTAATACTGATAAATTAATTAATAATTTAAAAGTAACAATTAGTTTTCTTTATAACAATAAAGATGAGATTAATAGAATTAATAATATGCTATCATTATATAATAATATAATGATAGAAAAAACTAATAATAATATTAGTTTTTTAATGAATGAAATTATACAAATCAGAAAATATATGTTATCAAACTTAAATATGGCAAAACGTGTATTTATTAATACAGTATATATTGATAATAGTGCAAATTCTACATTCTATATTAAAAATAAATATATTAAAGAAGAAATTGATAAAATATTTATTATTTTCAAAAAAACTTCATTCCAAGATATTGAATGTGAAGTTAATAGTATGAAACAAGAAATTAATAATATTTATGATATTATTAATAAATTTCACAAACGTTTTAATTTATCAGAATATAATCCTTATATGATTCATAATTTTATATATTTACCAATATTATTTATTTTAAGTGATAATTGTTTAATAAATATTACATCATATGATGAAATGAGTTATAAAATAACTTCAATTATTTCTAATTTATATAAATTAGAAAAACCATGTAATAAAAAATATCAGATTATTAATAAATTACATACATCATTATTTAAGGATATTAATAAAAAACAAGAATCTGAAGATAAACAATTATATAGTAATATGAATATTGATTTTATTAGATTATATATGCTTAAATTAATTAATAAAATATCTGGGGATGAAATAATATATAATTCAAATATTAATGATATTATTACAAAATCACATCAAATATTAAATATTGGACCGATTCAACAAACAATGACTGATATGATAGGTGGTCAATCTGTTTATGGGCAATCTGCTTATGGGCA